ATGACCAGGCTTGCGCGTGGCCATCGCGTGAAGGAACCCCAGCCTAATATTGCGCGTGAATGAACATCACGCAGCACATGCGATAAGGGCGAAATTCGATCATGTCACCATGATAATATGTGCGTCCCTTCACGCCAGAAATACCTAACTCGCGCTTGGCGCGGCGCACTATCGCGCGGTCAGATACGTCGCCAGGTGCTTCGATAGCCGCCCGGCGTACCCAGGAATAATTAGCTTCGCCACCATAGGTATCAGTCCATTCAGCTTGATATTCCATCGGTTTGTTCTCCTTCTGTTTCTAGACAACATATAGACAAGTTAGGCAAAGCCTTTACCCAAAAATGCCGCGACGAATGCCGCTAGAAAGTCTTTTACAAGCTAATTGTGGCAAGAATAAGGCAGAGGAAGAAAAAAATGGGCGATTTAGGCACTTTTTTCGGCTTGTTTGGCGGTCAATATCTGCACGGGGCTAAGTCACTAGAATTGTAGGGCTTTTTCATATGTCTTAGGCTATTTAGGTAATACCTACTTAAAACACTCCAATAGATATTTGTTAATATACCGTAATGTAGTTATATATAGGCTTGGGATCGTAGCGACTTCAAACCCACTACCCAAATTGCCTAAATGACCCAACGGCCAAAAGCCGCACAATTTCTCCGCAGCACCGCGCCAATAGCCGCACCATGTCACCGCGCCAGCATCATCAGCAAAACGAGAGGTCAAACTGTTAGGCAATGCCTAAATGACCCAAAAGATTAACGCCACGCGACCTGGCGCAATGCTGCGCTGCAACAAGTTTTGTTGCGCTGCAATATGACGCAAGGCTAATGCTGCGATGCGTCATAAACACCTGAACATATGAATAGGTGTTCAGATGTTTGAATGTCAGGGCATGGGGGGGGAGGGGGCCGGGCGCTTGGTCGTGTCGAAAACGGAGGGGCCACAAGAAATTTTTAAAATCCCCTAGCACTACGCAACAAAATCTTTTGCAAAATTTTTATTTTTTGCGTTGGCGGGCAAATGTGTTACACCCTGCGTCCATGACGTTTTACTCCCTGCCCCATGAGCCGCGGCGGCTGCAAGCGACAGAGGCGCGGCTAGACGCAATTTACCAAGCGGCGCGCAAGGGCGCGCGTGGCGACACGCTGGCGCTGGCGTCGGGCATGACGCCGCGCGAATACCGGGCGTTGTGCGAGTTTGACCCCCTGGCCGCCCTGGCGGAAGAAAAAGGCCGGGCGGACGGCGAAATGGAAATGGCCGAGGTTTTGCGCGCGGCGGCCCTGGCCGGCGACGCAAAGGCGGCGCTGGACATGCTGAAACACGCTCATGGGTGGGTGGCGAAGCAGGCGGTGCAGATTGACGTAAACCAAACCATTTCCATCACAAGTGCGCTGCACGAGGCCAGCCGCCGCGTGATCGAGGGCCTAGCTGAGCCAGCCGACGCGCCGGCCGACGAGCCCGCGCGCATCACCCGTATTGAACAGGCGGAACATGCAGACCACGCGGTATAGCGCCGACGACGAGATGGAATTGATGGCCCGGCTATGGTCGCCGGCGATCAAGGACGACCCGTTCAAGTTTGTCATGTTCGTCTTCCCCTGGGGGCAGAAGGGGACGCCACTAGAGAAATTCGATGGACCGCGGCGGTGGCAGCGCAAGGCGCTTCAGCGCATGGCCGAGCATATCAAAGCCAACAACGGCAAGGTTGACTTCGACACGTTCCGCCGGGCCACGTCGTCGGGGCGCGGTATTGGCAAGTCGGCGCTGGTGGCCTGGCTGGTCATTTGGATGCTCTCGACGCGGATTGGCAGCACGACCGTAGTTTCGGCCAACAGCGAGGCGCAGCTTCGGTCTATTACCTGGGCGGAAATTACCAAGTGGCTGAGCATGGCGCTCAACAGCCATTGGTTCGAGCCGAGCGCGACCCGCGTGTTGCCTGCCAAGTGGCTGACGGAGTTGGTGGAACGCGACCTCAAGATCGGCACCCGGTATTGGAACGTCGAGGGGCGGCTGTGGTCGGCTGAGAACCCGGACGCTTACGCCGGGGTTCACAACTTTGCGGGCGTCTTGCTGGTGTTTGATGAGGCCAGCGGCATCGACGACAGCATTTGGGGTGTGGCGTCGGGGTTCTTTACCGAGAACACGCCGAACCGCTTTTGGTTGGCCTTCAGCAACCCGCGGCGCAACAACGGGTATTTTTATGAGTGCTTCCATTCCAAGCGGGAGTTTTGGGATACGGAGTTTGTGGACGCGCGGACGGTCGAGCATACCGACCAGAAGGTCTATCAGCAGATCATTGACGAGTACGGGCCGGACAGCGCCGAAGCGCACGTCGAGGTGTACGGGCAGTTTCCAAACGCATCGGACGACCAGTTTATCGGCGCGAGCCTGGTGGACGACGCCATGCGCCGGGAACTGCATAAAGACCCCACGGCGCCGATTGTCATTGGGGTGGACCCGGCGCGGTTTGGGTCGGATAGCACCATCATCGCCGTGCGCCAGGGCCGGGACGTGACGGCGCTCAAGCGGTTCCGCGGGGACGATACCATGACCGTCGTAGGGCATGTGATTGAGGCCATCGAGACGTACAAGCCGGCGCTGGTGGTGATTGACGAGGGCGGCCTAGGGGCCGGGATCGTGGACCGGCTGAAGGAGCAGAGGTACAAAATCCGCGGCGTCAATTTCGGCAACAAGTCCAAAAACCCCGTCATGTGGGGTAACAAGCGCGCCGAAATGTGGGGGGAAATGCGGAAATGGCTCAAAGACGCGGCCATTCCCCAGGACAGGTTTTTGAAAAATGACCTGACCGGCCCCAAGGTCAAACCCGACAGCCGAGGTACTATCTTCTTGGAAAGTAAGAAAGATATGAAGGCGCGGGGCTTGGCGAGCCCCGACGCGGCGGACGCTATTGCGGTGACGTTTGCGTTCCCGGTGGCACATCGGGAAAATGTTGCTTCCGCTACCAAAAGGGGCTATACGGCTTCCGGCATATCAACATCTTGGATGGGTGCGTAATCATGGGCAATACCAAACCAATCGGGGTTGCGTACAGCGACCAAGACATTACCGCCGCCGACGACTTGAGCGCGGCGCGGGTGTATGCTTCCGATCAGCTTGGCTACACCACCGCGGCGCAAGGCACCGTCACGCAGGCGACGGACAAAAGTACGGGCGTCACGTTGAACCGCTCCATGGGCCGCATTACCATGAACGCGGCGTCGCTGGCGGCCAGTACCGCGGTGACGTTTACGCTGACAAACAGCCTGATTGGCGCCAACGATGTTTTGTCCGTCCACGCAAGCAGCGGCGCCACCGCCGGCGCGTACATCGCGTATGTGACCAGCCTTACGGCGGGGTCTTGCGTCATTGCGCTGCGAAACTTGACGGCCGGCGCGCTGGCTGAAGCCGTGGTGCTGAATTTCACCGTTATTCACGGTCAGTAACATGCCGTTGGTCAAATCCGCGTCAAAAGACGCCTTTCGCAAGAACGTGAAGGCTGAAATTGCCGCGGGCAAACCCGCCAAACAAGCGGTTGCCATCGCGTATTCCACCCAGCGCACGGCAACCGGGAAAAAGGGCAAGTAATGGCGGCCAACGATGTAGCGTCGGCAGGCCGCGTGTCGGACAGCGACAACCGCGACATGCTGGCGCTGATGCGCCGCCGGTTTCAAGTGGCTCTCTCTGCGCTATCGGACAGCCGCGAAGATGAAGTTGACGACTTGCGGTTTATGGCCGGGTCGCCGGATAACCAATGGCAATGGCCGGCGGACGTGTTGGCAACGCGCGGGTCTATCCAGGGGCAAACGATCAACGCGCGACCTTGCCTGACCATCAACAAGCTGCCGCAGCATGTGCGCCAGGTGACGAACGAGCAGCGGCAGAACCGGCCTTCAGGTAAGGTGATCCCGGCCGACGACAAGGCCGACATTCAGGTTGCCGAGATTTTTGATGGCATGATCCGGCACATCGAGTATATCTCGGACGCCGACGTGGCATATGACACCGCCTGCGACAACCAAGTCACTTACGGCGAGGGGTATATCCGCATCCTGACGGAATATGCCCGCGAAGACAGCTTCGATCAAGACATCAAGATCGGGCGCATCCGCAATTCATTTTCGGTCTATATGGACCCTGCTATTCAAGACCCTTGCGGCTCTGATGCCGAATACTGCTTTATCACGCAAGACATGCTCAAAACCGACTACGAGCGCGAGTTTCCCGACGCCGCGCCCGTGTCTAGCTTGATGACGCAAGGCGTTGGCGATCAGAGCATGGCCATGTGGTTGACTGAGGACCGGGTTCGGATTGCCGAGTATTTCTACATTGCGCGGAAGCGCGCGACGCTCAACCTATACCCCGACAACGTGACGGCGTTTGAAGGCACGGCTCAGGACAAGCAACTAAAGGCGATGTTTGGCGCGCCCCTAAAAACCCGCACCATGGACCGCAAAAAGGTCATGTGGGCTAAGACCAACGGGGCGGAAGTGCTGGAAGAACGAGAGTGGGCAGGCAAGCATATCCCCGTTGTGCGTGTGGTCGGCAACGAGTTTGAGGTTGATGGGCGACTGTTTGTGTCGGGGCTGGTTCGCAACGCCAAGGACGCGCAACGCATGTATAACTATTGGGTGAGCCAGGAAGCCGAAATGCTGGCCCTGGCACCCAAGGCGCCGTTTATCGGCTACGGCGGGCAGTTTGAGGGCTACGAACAGCAATGGAAGACGGCCAACACGAATAATTGGCCCTATCTAGAGATCAACCCGGACGTTACTGACGGCGCCGGCGCACCCTTACCTCTACCAGCCCGCGCGCAGCCGCCTATGGCTTCATCGGGCTTGCTACAGGCTAAACTAGGGGCTTCTGACGACATCAAAAGCACCACAGGCCAGTACGACAGCAGCTTGGGCCAGCAGAGCAACGAGCGGTCGGGCCGGGCTATCCTGGCGCGGGAAAAGCAGGGCGACACCGGGACGTACCATTACGTTGACAACCTGGCTCGCGCGGTGCGGTACGTCGCGCGGCAGTTGGTGGACCTGATCCCCAAGATTTACGATACGGAGCGCGTGGCGCGCATTGTGGGGCTGGACGGCGAAGTCGGCATGGTCCAGCTTAATCCGCAACAGCCTGAGCCGGTTAGAGAAATACAGGACCAAAACGGGCTGGTCATTGGTAAGGTCTATAACCCGTCGGTTGGCGTGTATGACGTGTGCGTGACTACCGGGCCGGGCTACATGACCAAGCGCCAGGAAGCCCTGGACGCCATGTCTATGCTCCTGCAATCCAACCCGGAACTTTGGTCTGTCGCCGGCGACCTGTTTGTAAAGAACATGGATTGGCCAGGCGCGCAGGAAATGGCCAAGCGGTTTGCCAAGATCATTGACCCGAAGGTTTTGGCCGGAGAGGACCAATCGCCGGAAATGCAGGCGGCCAAGATGCAAATGGAAGCCCTGATGAAAGACCTAAATCAGATGGCCGGCATGTTGCAGCGCGTCGAGCAATCCGTCGAGGCGCAGGAATTGCAGATCAAGGCGTATGACGCCGAAACCAAGCGTATTTCCGCGGTCCAGGCCGGTATGACGCCTGAACAAATTCAAGATATTGTCATGGGCACTATCGCCGCGGCGCTGGATACGGGCGATTTGGTCGGGCAAAACGCCACTTTAGGCCGAGAAATGCCGGTTGCCGAGCCTGAAATGCCGCCGCAAGGGGTCATGCAATGAGTAAATGCGACGAATTTGTAGGGCTTTTGTTCCTGGCGCGCGATGTGGCTCATTCGGCGCACCTTAATACCCGATCATATGCCAAACACGTTGCTTTGAACGGGTTTTATGACGGAATTGTTGATCTAACGGACAAGTTTGCCGAAATGTATCAGGGCAAATACGGCTTGATCGGGCCTGTTGCGCTGATGTCCGCAGGGAAAACCAACAACGCCGTCGAGTTTTTTCAAGATCAAGTTGAAAAGCTGGAAAAACTCCGGTATGAGGTTGTGGATAAAGATTGCACCGCAATACAGAATGTGATTGATGAAATTGCGGGTCTTTACTACACCACACTGTATAAATTGCGGTTTTTGGCGTAAAACGAAAGGTTTTGCCAGATGGCCGTCGTTTACCCTACTGCCGTTAAAAACGCTCGTCTCGGCGCCGTTGTTACACAGATCGGCGCTACCGGCGTTTTGGAGATAGGCACCGCCGGTATGGCTTCGGTGCTGTTTTCGGTGACGTTTGACAACCCCGCCGGCGCAGCTTCAGGGGGTGTTTTGACGTTCAGCGGGTTTCCAAAAAGTACCACGGCCGCCGCGTCCGGCACCGCGGCCGCCGCACGTATTCGGACGGCTACGGGCGGTACGGATATTGTCACAGGGCTAACGGTTGGGACTTCGGCATCTGATGTCATTGTCAACACGACTACAGTAGCAACAAGCGACCCGGTACAGGTTACTTCGGCGTCTATAACCCACGCAACTTGAATGGCGGGAGCATATGAGCGATAACGTAGGTTATACACCCGGCAGCGGGGCGATAGTTGCGGCTGATAATGTCGGCGGTAATCTGCACCAGCGGGTTAAGATCAGCGTCGGCGCTGATGGCGTGGCGGAGGATGCTTCTGCGACCACGCCGCTTCCGGTCGCCGCATATGGCGAATTGATCGAAGCCATCGAAGCTATGCGGATTGCGATTGCGGCCCTCACCAAGACTATAGGCTTTGCGCTTCCGAATGCGCTTGGTCAGCCGATTATGGAAGTGCGGCAGTCAACGGCGGGTAACCTGAACATTAACGCATCACAAACCGGCACTTGGAATATCGGCACCCTGACCACGCTCACGAACCAAGCGCAGATCGGCGGCTTTGCGGCCAATGACCAAATTCCCGCGCTAATGCACCTTCAGGCGGATAACCTTCGCCGCAACATTACGGTGACCTGAAATGGCAACGACAAACGGCAACCGGAAAATTCTCGATCTAAAGCGGTGGGAATTTTGCGCTATCCTGCCCGCGAACACGCAAAACGGAACTTTCGTCGCTTCATCGCGTCATTTCCGTCAGCAGCAACTTTGTGTTCGGGGTAGCACTGAGGCTTTTATTTATAATCCCTCCGAAGATGGATGGATACCGATTGCCTCACCGGCTCTTGCCGGGACGTTTGGTGCTGGTGCGGCTGGGGCGGCGGGCGCATGGTCAACCGGCTCGACCGTTGGCGCGGCTTCACTGACCGCAACGGGCGGCACCACCACCACGATCATCACCAACCAGACGCTGGCGCGTGACTTGCGCGGCTACAAGGTCCTCATCTTGTCAGGCCCGAACGCGGGCGCCGTCATAACGATTTCCTCCAACACGATTGCCACGAACGCGGTTATAACGGTCCCGGCGCAGGCCAGCGCGTTTACCGCTTCGACGGTCTATCGCTTGCTGACGCCGCGCTGGTATGTGGTGGGGGCTGGCACTTTGGCGGCGGGTTCGTTTCGTGTTTATGATTACGCGACCAACACTTGGACAACTCTTTCGCAGACCGGCTTACCCGCATCTTTGGGCACTGACGGCAAGCTGATTGCCACACCTTCGATTGTTGATGGCGATT